CTCTGGATCTACTGAATTTTCTACTAAGTTAGCAAATTCTTTATTAACGGACTTGTAAACTAAAGATCCTAATGAAATGTTAAAAGGTTGTTTATAAGCTATAGCTTCTTCATTAGAAATAATTTCTCCTGTTTCTAAATCAGAAAAAGAAGAAGTTACTATATGTCCTACAACTTTTTCTCTGTTATGCTCTATATTTGTTGGCTTGTGCTTAAATTGCTCAATAACTTTAACAGCTGTTTCAGAGCTAATGCCGTCTCCATTTTTATTAAATTTATTAACTAAAGCTGCATTAAATGCAACAGCAACTAAATCAATATTATTTTCAAGGTCAACATCTTCAGGTAGCAAGTCTCTTAATCCTTCCAATGAGGCTTTTGATATATTTAAATTAGGAGAGTCTACATCACCAGATGCAAAAATGTGACTGGAAAATGTGGTGCTATATTTATATGACTGACTCATTAAACATTATATACACTTAAAAATCATTTTTTGCTGTGATATAAAATTGCAGATGAGTAATCGTTTAAATCGTTTTTAGCTCCAATACTTAAAATTTCTTCAATTACATCTAACTCTCCAATTTTATTTACATCCTTGATACAGCTTAATACAGTTCTCTTCCATTGGTTTTTTTCTTTAGAACAAACAATTGATTCACATAAATTAACAATTAAACCTCTTTGTTCTTCATTTAATTTTTTAATGTTTTTATGTTTTTTAAAGTTTGTCTCAGCATATGATTGTAATTCATCTAATGCATAAACTGTCTTTTGAATATTTTTTGTAGAATAATCTCCTGAAGCCGTCAATGGTACTTGTGTTGTTCCATTTGGTCTTCCAGCAGATTTAGGAGTTTGATTTTGTTGAGCTGACTTTTGTTGAATTTTTTGATTTTTAATACTTTCTTCAGCAGTCTTTTTTTGTATTTCTATTTGCTCTTCTTGCAATTCTATATTAGCTTCTGATTCAGGACTTTGTATCATCGGTATTCCTCCAACTAGAGGATTGTACATTCCTTGACCCCTTTGTTCTATATAATTATTTTGAGCTTCAGTTAAATTTTTAGTGCTTGGATATAGTCCACTTTTCATAGACTCTATACCTTGCTCTGGTGTCAGTATGCCGATTTCTAAAAGTCTAGTAATTACTCTATGGAATTGAACTTCATCCTTAATATCAATTTCTTCAAATCTTGCAATTGGATAATTCTTTAAACCCATGTTTTTGCAGACCATTTTAATTTGAGGCTGAAGAAAGTCATTCAGAAATGCATTTCTTGATTCCTTTAATCTTTCTAAGAATATCTCAGCTTTAATTTGTGTATTAGCAAATTTTTCATTACCAACAATTACATTTTGCAAGCCTTCTCTTATATCCTCATTGACTATTGCATACTTTTCAGTACCAATAACTTTTTTAAGGTCAGGAATTACAAACTCAGCTTTTGTAGTATAATCAGCAACTAAAGCTCTCCCAACACTTTCATTTCTAAACAACTCCTGCATGGCCTTTAAGTTGTTTGGATTAATTCCCCCTTTGTCAGGTTCAGTTCCCATAGTTATAAGTAGAATTACATTTTCTACAGTTCTCACAATTGCCTGATCTATTTTCTTTAATTCCATTTTCCAGTTAATATCATCTAATACTGGAAACCCAAAAGGTATAGCGAAAGGTTCGTAGTCTTGTTTTTTATAAAAAGAATAAAGTAATTTTTCAGCATCTAATTCAATAGTTAATCCATCTCTATTGAATGAGCCTTGTTTAATTTTTTCTCTGGTATCTTTATTTAAAGATTTTAAGATCTGTTTATCTTCTTCAGTCTTAGGTGTTCTTAATCTCTCTAATTCGTAATCTGATAATACTTTTTTATAAACTCCAGAATCAAAAGAAGTTGCTGTTTCAATAACTATATCAAAAGGATTAAGTAAAGTATATTTAATTGGAATTTCTCCAGGCTTTAATGAACCAGAACCATAAACATAATTTAATCTAGCAAAATCTTCAACAGAAAAGTTTCCATCTATCCTGTACAAGAATATATTTCCTGACCTGTAGTATTCTCTAAAATATTGGTCCTTCAATTTCCATAAACCAATTTTTTCAAACCATTTTTCTATAAACTTTTTAGATTTTTCATTCTCTCCTTCAAGGTAAATTGCTGAGTTGGAAAACTCTGCCATAATATCAATAGCATTGCGAAAGATAGCTACGTTTGCATATGCCTTTTGGCACAGCTCGATTGCATCTCTAACATTTGTTCCGTCAGCAGAGTAATCGAATGGAAGCATACCATTCCTAATATTGGTATACTTATTTGCTTTCATTGTTGCATGGGTAGTATTTCTTCTGGAACCGTTTGCTCCAGAATATGCCTGCCTTCTATTGCCGAAAGCTGTTTCTGCATATATAGGTTGACCAGCTGTAGCAGGAGTTGTGTCAGCTGCTGATACCTGAAAGCTCATAACATCTTCAATGGGCTTATCCGCTTTCTTAAACTTATCCCAATATTCAGATCTTTTTTCGTATTTTCTTTTTTCTTTCACGATAGATATTACACAAAGTTACCCCAAAAGTCTACAAAAGTTAAAAAGTTAACTTATGAACATTGGAGTAAAGCCTTGATAAACCTCTTCTTTTGGTTGATTCATCATATCAAAATATATCTTACACATCCAGCTCCCAAGCACTAAAGCAGAGTAAGAGTCTTTCCTTGCTTTGTCTGGTCCAGTTTGTCTTTTTAATTCAATAGGTAAATCAAATGTTTGAGTTCCTTGAGGTGATGTAGTGATCTGAATTAAAGCACATTGATTTTTTGTCAAGTTCATCATGTCATACTGATGCTCTATAAATTCTATCATTTTTGCAGAACCGCTTTGCTTTCCTAAATCATCTGGATTTCTTAAAAAATTAAGTTTGTCTATGGGTATTTTCTTTAACCTTTCTTTGTTGTAAGATTCGTCTACCGCTCTTGCTCCGAACCACAATCTTTTATGATCAAAGTTAGCTTGCAACAATTCATTCGCTCTTCTAATCCAATCAGATGTGGGTTTTCTTAATATTAAAGTTCTCTTATCTTTCTGGTCATATTGATTTCTAAGAATTTTTAAATTTTCTCGATAACTTTCCATCTTGTCTAGATCAGCTTCCATTGTTTTTATTTTGATGTTCGCCGATTTAAATAAATGACTTTCGTTTACTGCGTTGATAAACTGCACTCCACCATTGTAATCTCCAACCATTGCAATAATATTAAAACTGTCAAGTAAATATTTGAAATAAAAAATATGCTCTTTTAATGGTGTTCCTGACATCGCATATGAATGAACTAAAGTGGAAGATCCATTGTCTTTATTGTATTTTAAAATTTGCATAGCGAAATCGTCACTACTTTCACTTTCAGACCAAGACGGGTCAAATGCCAGAATATATTCATCCTTAGGATCTCCTTTAACTTCTACATGAGGATCGTCTCCGTCTATCACCGTACAAGCTGCCATTCTGGAAGTTTTAAAATATCCAGAACTATCATCTGTAAATACCGCGCCAAATTCTCGTTCAAATTGAGATTGACTCATTGTAGCTTTAGCTTGATTGATAAGATTTTGATCGTACAACCTTTTAGGAGCACAATCGTAAGAAAATTGCATAATGCATCTTGTCGCATCATCTTGGTTTTTATTGTCAGACATGATTAAGTTATCGAATTGGCTGTACAATTTATACATATATTCAAACTTATATGAAGCCGAAGAAAGCATTATTAATTTATTGTTTGGCCACACATATCTATCCTCTTCATTCATCTCCCCTTTTTCTATTAATTGAGTTTCGAGATTCCATAAATCCTCTCGTTCCGTAGGATTTTCAACTACCGATAAAAAGGGAACAATAACCTCATTGTAAATTCTTTCTGGCATCAATAAGAACTCATCAATAATAATTCTATGAAATCGAAAACCCCGAAGCTTAGAGCCGTCACCTAAAGGTAAAGCTCTAATTCTACTTCTTCCAATCTCCATTAACCATTCATCATTACTTTTAGATTTTTTTGTAATACAGTCAGAAAGCATTCGGGCTTCAGGCTTAGCTGCAATATCTTCAATTTTTTTAAATATTTGTTTTGATTGCCTGAAGGATGCTGCTAGAATACCTATTTCGACCCCTTGATTAAGAGTCGCATCTAAGAATGCATATATACCCGTAGTGAATGATTTCGACATACCACGAGACCATACCCCCATGAAATAATCAGTTTCAAACATAGCTTTGATTGCCATATGCTGAAATGGAAATAGATCTACCCCTGAAAGCAAACTAGTTGTAAAAGTAATGTTTTCTTTTAAGAATTTATACAACTTAACTTTAGCTTCTTCTTCTTCCAGGAAGCCTTTTATGCCTAATATCTCATTATTGATATTAGACTTTTTTCTTCGTTTTTGATTACCTTCAATCCAAGCCATTTTTATCTATGTAATATTGCAAATCTACTCCCCATAATTTTTTTCCTAAATATAATATTTTTGGAATAATTTTTTCTGAATTTTCTCTACTTCCTGTGAATATGAATTGACAACAGTCGCTAAACTGATGAGTTAATACTCTCATGTTGTGATATACAAAATTTAAATTAGATTTATGTGGACCCCATTTATTGTTTTTATATATTTTATTTAAATCGCTTTCAACCACAACATATAAGTAAGATCCAAAATCTTTTACTCTTTTTAGTTCTCTAGTAAACCTTTCAAATCCTCCAGTTAAAGTTCCTTTAAAATCTTGTTCGCTCTTTCTATCTACATAAGTATATGTATAGTTATCTCCACCCAATGTATAATCGCCAAAATCTAATTTCAATTCAGATGATTTATTAAAAGACAAGGGTTGTTGTTCTCTTGTGTCAATAAGTATTTCCAGACTCTCAAAATCAAAACTATCATCAAAAAAAGTTTTATCAATTCTTTTATCAAATAAAGGTTTAATTTTAATTTGATCACATGCATTAGAATATGAGCCAAATAAATGCTTGTAAATATCTATGTCTGGTAAGCCTGCAATTTTTAATTCTAGATGATTAGGGGCTCTCTCTAGTTTTTTAGCTTCTATTCTTTCTTTTAATTTTTTAATTACATAAGGTTTTGTTTTCTTTTTATCTGCTGTTAAGCACCATTTAATTAACTGCCTTCTAGTAGAAAAATCTTTAGAGAAATAATCTTCTTTTTTCTTGAAAGGTAAAGGATCTCCAGTTAATAAATTTTTTCTAGGATAGAATGTCGTATAGTATGTAGCGAGATCCATCTTGTGTTTT